ATTCAAATAACTGTTGATGTTCTCAGGCGAGAATACTTCATAGTTTTGATCAATAATTTTGACCGCTGCATTGTTGATGATGTCCTGAGCGGTTTCTGTCAGACCTTCTTTCACTGCTACTGTAGAAGCTTTTGCTCCTATCTTGGCTGCTTCTTTTGCAAACCCGCCGCGCTCTAGCGATTTCTCTACAAGCTTCATACGGCCAAACACACCAAGATCGCCCAAGATCTTCCCAGGGATATAGCTTTCAAGGAATGAGTTCGCCAAGCCCGCTGTTAAAGCAAGGCCAGGTTCAAGTTGTTTTGTTTCTTCAAAGATATTGCGGAATGATTCAGGCGCAGTCTGCAAATAAGACGTGCTCATCATGGCAAGGCCGGCTCTACCAGCCAGAGCATCTTGTGCTGCTTTCTGACCTATACGTTCAGCAACTTCTTTGGCTACACCAGACTTCAGAGCTGTCTCTGCCGCTTCTTGCGCTACACGCCTTGCCATCGTCCGGCTTGCTGCTGCTGCAACACCGCCGGGTAACAATGCCGATGCAATACTGGGTAAGCCCTCTGCTGCTTTCTCAACGGCAAATCCCAGATACTCGCCTGGGCCTTGGAGTTTGGTTACATCACGGTATTGTGTTGGTCTGGCCTGCTCCAAGGCAGCATACTTCTGCGCCCCTTTTTCCAGGTATTCACGGGCCTTGTCTTCCATGCCGCCAAACCCAAGCTTGGCTAAACCAGCCAAACCCAGCGCTGGCACGTCATAGCCTGCGCTGATAAGCATTTGCTGAACACCGCGGCTAAGTGCCGAGCTGGCTACTTCACCTAATCCAGACGGCCCTGGAGCTTGCGCCCCTGATATGTCCGTTAGCGTGCGGATTAATTGATCACGCTCTTCTTCGTTGATGCCTTCGGGTATGCGATAACGCCCCAGGTTGGGAATATTAATGATAGGCATCGCGCCCCCTTACTGGACCGGTTTTTTTCCAAACGCCAAGATTGCTTGAATCATTTGAGGTGTTAGTGTAGTCACCCCTTGATCTGCCCCTATAGTTGGATACAAGCGTTGCTCATACCTTTGTATGATGCGTTCCTTTTCACTTTCAAACGCAGCTTTTTCTTTAGGATCTTCGCGCCAGTCTTTCTTGCGTTTACCAAATGTCGGAGCGAAGATGCTTGCCTCTTTGTCATAACGAGCTTCTAGTTCACGCAATTCTGGCTGAGCCATTTCCAAAGCATCCTTGCGTATACGTGCTGCGTCTGCAAACTTAGGCAACCCTGCTGTAGCGCCGGCTGCTTTTTTGGGCGTCATTAAATCTTGCACCGCACCCATGATGCCAAGCGAACCAACTTTAAATTGGTTGCGTGCAGCAATTTCTTTCTGTTTAAATTCAGCCTGATCCTCAGCGTACTTCTTAGCGCTTTCATAATCTTTGCGTTTTAAAGCGTCCTTGTACTGTTCGCCAGCAAGACGAGCTTTAAGTTCGTTTACTTTAGCTTCTTTATTTGCAGCGTCGATACTTTCTTTGGTTCCTTGGTAGCCCTCAAGCATGCCTGCTAAACCACCACCAAAGTCACGGCCTTGATAACCTAGACCGGCAATACCCGCTTTCATAAATGCGCGGCGGCGAGCCTCATCAGGTGAGACTTGTTGGCCTGCTGCTTGTGCCAATTGCTGCATGATTGGGCTTACTGTGTCAGGGAACTTCTGCTGAAGTCGTAACTCTTCTGCATCCTCAATCCTTCTTCGCTCTTCCGGGCTCATAGGAGGATTTATTTCTGGAATGTAATCCTTTGCCATCTTGGCAAGCTGAGTTAATGACGGACCAGCCTGTGGCTGCTGTTGCGAGGCGGTCAATGCCGCAAGCATTTTGCGAATATCTTCAGCCGATACACCTTGTTGTGGCGCCGGTGTTGTTGCTGGCTGTGCCGGCGCTGCGCTTGGTGGTGGTTTTGCTGCTTCAGGATTACTTTCTCGCAATCGTTGTGCCTGATCTAATGCGCCTGATTGAACAAGGAACTGATACCGATCCCGATCAGCCTGCATTTGCCGTTCTTGAATTAAACGCTTTCTGCGTTCTTCATCTGCCGCCAATGCTTCTGCCGATGATCCACCAAACTCTGGGCCAACACCGCCTTCGTAAAAAGCCACCGGTCCGCCTTGGGCCATGCCAGGAGCAAGCGCACTCAAACCTTGTGGCTGCATAGGCTGTTGCATAGGTTGTTGCATGGGCTCTTGCATGGGTTGAGCAGGCTCAGGAGGAGCCATCAACTGACTTTGTAATTGCTCAACGATAGGGCCGCTAGGCTTTGCCAACTTAGCTTCAAAATCTTTTCTCACTCGCAGGCGTCGGTCCATCTCAGCGGCCGCAACCAATGCAAGCTTAGGATCGTTGCGATAACGTGGAAGCTCTTCGTCAGGGAAATTTTTGAAGATATCCATCGCCTCCAGAAGATTGATATCTGGAGCGAGCCCCGGTTGGGCCATAGTCGTTGTCATCGTAGTCCTCCGTACATCAACCCTGCTAAACCAAGCGTTTGCACAAACGGATTAGGCGGTGCTGCATAAGTGGATTTTGTTGGCTCTTGTGGGTAGCCAAAAATAATAGACTTGTATGCTTCTGCCTGTTGTTGTGGGTAAAGACGTTGCTTTTCAAATTCTTGATACATAAGGTCAAGATCTCGTTGCCGGCGAGCTTCATCTGTCAGGCCAAGCTGTTGCAAAGTCTGGGCCTTTTGCATTTGATTGGCTAGGTCTTGTTGATATAACTGACCGGCCTGCTGGTACGCTTGTTGTGATCCTTGCAATTGGATATTGCCAAGCTGTTGGCCCAGATTACGCGTTAGTTCTGATTCCATAATGGCCTGACGCGATCCGCCAAATGCGCCACGTTGTGCAGCCTGGGACTTCAAGTTTTGCAGCCCTGTGCCGTACTCTCGGACCGCAGCCTGTTTGGCAACATCTGTTACCGCTTGTTGGTAAGGGTTCATGTACGCCTGCATGACGCCCATGTTTTGCCCACCAACATTAATTTGTCCAAGCAAACCCGGCGTTGAAGCCACTTGTTGTGCAGCTTCTGCGCCTTGTTGATAAACCCCAGATGTTTCTGCCGTGCGTGGCATGGTGTACGGCGTATAAGGCGTATACGCAAGCTGCTGCCCCATACGGTACAGGTCCGAAATATACGGAAGCTGATATTCGGGTGCGCTTTGGGTAACAGTTGTTGAAGGTCCGCCCAGGCTCATTTGACCACCTCTTCAGTTAAGACAACCCCTTTTTCTCGCATGTTAAATACACGTCGCCAACCGGGCCGTCCTTGGATCGTAATTGCATCACATCCTGCCTTCTTTGCATACCAACGTACAGCAGGCGCAAAGGCAAGCTTGAGTTCTTCTAAACTACCACCGGCAAGCCAGCAGTTGTAAATCTTTTTCTGCGGGTAAACCCGAATCTCTGCAATAACCGCTGCCTCTAAACCTGGAAGGAATATTGCCTCCCCTCGTAACACAGCAGCTTTAACATCTTCTAACGCAAACAAATTCCCTGCGTGATCAAGCGCGGTTTGTAGCCACGGGCCACATCGATTCCACTCTTGATCAAACGCACTCACGCAGGCATGACCTTGCCGGATTTTATGGCCGGCGGTTGTTTGTCCGTCCCGTGGCGGGCTTCACGTACTCGTTCCATCATGGCATATAACTGATCTGCGCCAGCATCAGATGACCCGTTGCCAAGATCTGATACCACATCGGCAGGAATAACAAACTCATTTCTAGCTAATCTTGCAGGCTGACCTCCTGTAGATCCGCCTTCTATGAACGCATGTATGTCATCAGACATCCCATCGCCAGGTCCACGCAAATATCTGCCTTCGGTAATGTCACCACCTTGTGCATAACCAACCATTAAGTCATCAAGCAATCCGCCCGCGGCTCCCGCAACAGTATCTTGACCCTGACCACCAACTACAGAACTCTGACCGCCCGCAACTGTGTCATTACCGGTAGCACCGGTTACCGTATTCGCGCCAGTACCAAATTGGATAGCCGGTTGTTGACCTAATGATTGATAAAGCCTTTCAAGACCTTGTGAATACCCCTGCTGGCCGGCTGCAATTTCTTGAGGCGTTGGGCCGTAACGCTTGGCGGCCTCTGTCGGATTGAACTGGAATGGATTGGGATTAAAGAACAGCGGCAACCCAACCATAGGTTGATAAATATTTTGTCCGCTAGCGCTTTTCTGCGGCGCTGGCTGTGGCGGAAACATAGGTGCAGTAAGGGCGCGGTTATATACAGGCGCTTCTTTGTACACAGGCATCTTTACTTCTGGCGGTTTGTTACGTAAAGCAGTGGCTAATGCTGCTATACCAAATCCTAATGTTGCCAAAGCTTTATCACCACCCGTGGCATTTCCAGATAAAAATCTGGTTGCAATATTATTGCCACCAAGTATGGATGACCAATCAGTGCCTGCCGTGGCATTGCCAGAAGATACTTCACCCTGGCCTTGCTCTGAGTCTGGGCCATATCCAAAATCGTAGTTATATTGCCCGCCGTCGCTCATGATCTACTCCGGTACTGAAGAAACAAAAGTTGCCGTCAATATCACTGACGGAATAGCCGGTCTGGTTGGACTAGACGGCGCTGTATACGATTCAATATAAGCAGCCGTATTTGATGTACGCCAGTACAACTGCACATAATCACCAGCCGCAAAGGAATCCACGAAGTTTAAACTACCTATCACATGATAGGGATCACCCGCTGACTTTCTCGGGGCTAAACCAAACCGGCTGTTTGAGTTAGCAATATCCACCCCGTTCTTTCTAAACCAAATGTCTATGTCCTGCGTAGCATTGTCATCATTAGCTAACTGAATACTGAACTGGATGTTGTACACACCTTCGTATTCAAAGGTAATCTGACTGCTACTTTGAACCGATACACCACTAGCTAACGTCGTGCTGTTTAGGGTAATTGCGTAAGCCGTTGTTGTGGATGCTGCCGTTTGATCTGTGGTGTCATAGAAAGCACCAAAGGGTAGACTGATATACCGACCCCCTTCGCCTGCTAACAACCCCCTTATGGCATTATCCAGCCGGTTGAAGTACAAGCGCAAGACATTGTTAAACGCTTCTACATATAGCGCCTCATAAGCTGATGGCGCTAACGGTAAGTTAGGAGGGGCGGGAAGATCAAGACGGAGTGTCATGCGCCTTGTCCTGTAGCCCGTCCATCAGGACGTATGTCTATTCTTGGCGCACCTAACTGCCAAGTACAACCCAACTGATTAGATTCAATCTTAAAGATCATCTGTCTGCCACGAACCCTTACATAAACCTGACCCGTGAATTGCTCAATCGTTGTGGTTGAAGTTCTTGTTACAGTTGCAGATGAAGATCCTGCCAAGGACTGCGGGTTGTTGTAACCAGACCCCGAATTCATCATCGGGATAAGCGTCATCGTTGCCTGCGGAGATCCTGTATCCGATCCATTAAAGGTTATGTCTGGCAATATGCGGTACACAAACCCAAGATTATGACCATCTTGAATATCAAATTCTGCCGACTCTATGTACGCATTAATTGCCGCAGCCGTACCGGTGACATTGTCATCGTTGCCAAGTTCGTGATCCACAAGATTGTAGCTATAGGTTGCAGCCTGCGGATAATTCCTCAGACCAACATCTATCCATGCCGTACGCTCTAATGAGCCGTAGTACCAAAGATTCTCAAGGTAGTTGTACACCACATAGCTATCAATAACCGTTGAGTTAGCCGAACAGTAAAACCACCAGACTTCATTGAACTGTTCATTCGTACCAGCAAAGACTTGCTGGTTCTGACCAAGATTGATGTTCTGGAAAACATGCCGTCTTAGATCGCAATTCTGTGTTTGGACACGGCCTGAGTAGCTGTAAAACTTATCCTTGCCCATCCAGTAAACAATACCTGAAGCGATTGCGACCGCATTTGGACCCATGATGGAAATGTTGTCGCCCAACAATTGAACGCCAAACACCAGTGGCGCTCCCAAATACTGGAGGGAGTACAACGAAACATCGGTCCAAACCACGATTTCTTGACGTGCTTGTACAGCCGTAATGATCTCTGATCCGTGAGACAGCCGGATAGATCCAGCTTGGTTACTAGCCGTTGGCGACCAATCAGTCACCGACTCCTGATCTGACCAGCGTATGAGCATGGGATCTTGTGTAGCCGAACCTACGTCATTTGTCCCAAAACAAATGACAAACCGATAGGTATCTGAAACAAAGATGAAGTTCTGAATAACAGGGGGATCAAGTGCTCCGGGTAGTGTGACAATGTTTACACCGCGTGTTGTTACCCCGTTAGTTGCATCCCAGTAGTAAACGCCGCCACCTCTTGGCCCATAAACCAAATCTTCACCAAAGTTATTGGCAGACCAAAGTCTTAATGAATCAGTAGCCGATGTACCTACGCCCCAAGAACCTGATCCCCAGCCTGAAGACCCCCAACCTGTTAAAGGAACTTGAATCGCAGGGCCAGCGTTGACTTGATACTCCGCATACACAGCAGACCCGCCGCCTGTCGTTGTAGATGTCGCTGGGGTTGTTACTGTGATGCTATAGCTATTTGCATCTATGTAAGTAAGTTGGTGCTCGGTATTAAATTCCGCCGCAGGAATCCCGCCGATAGGACTTCCTACCCCAGAGAACGTAACAAAGCTTCCGTTAGTTGCGCCATGATTACTGTGTGTAACCACCACCGTAGTTAATGTATTTGTTACTGCAAATGGGTCAGTGCCTAATAGAAAAGCGTCTAAGTAATACTGTGCCGTTACCGTGCCACCACCGCCAGTCACTGTGGATGTTGCTGCGGTCGTTACTGTGATGACGTATTTATTGGCGTTGGTGATGGACGTAATAACGTGGCGCGTATTTAATTCGGCAGCAGGGATACCCCCTACCGCTGATGCCCCAGTGAAATAAACAAGATCACCAGCTTGTGCGCCATGAGCTGTATCGTTGACATCAACCGTTGCAAATGTATTGGTTGTATCAAACGGGTTTGTTAATGTCGCAGAATAATCTCTTGTGCGGATAGGCGTGATGTCGTTGTAATACCCGCCTTGCTCAATGTAATACTTTAGGTTCGTTCCAACGCCCATCAGGTTTTGGGACTGTAAGGTAATCCAGTTCCACAAAGACCGGCAAAGGCCAAGAAACGTATAGGCAGATATTCTTACCCAGCCGCCAATCTTTTCAGGAGTGCCTTGGCGAAAACGAACTTTGTCAGAGATATACCAGCCACCCTCCGTGGTATATCGTGTGTTTTCTTTGTTAACTCCCGGCTTGTACAGTATTTTTTGAAGTGGCATTGATCACCTCATCAAGGCAGCTTCTGCTGCACGGCGGCGAGTAAGTCCGGGAAGAACTCGTCCAGCAGCTTTATTCCACAACATACATTGGTCTGCTGCACCATCCCAATCCCCCGCATCTATACGGCGTTTAAACGTGGAAACCCGATAGTTCCCTAAGCCACAATTGTAGACCCAGCTAGTCACGGCGGCAATGCGTCGGGGTGAAGCGGTAGCGATCTTGGGTGAAAACTTTAAAAGCCCACGAACAAAATACTCAACGTGATGGTCTAGCGCATCCTCACACTGCTGCATGGTCCAGACGGTTCCGGGCTGAATTTCAGGCCCAGTTGCACCCCAGCCGATTGTCCAAGGATGTCCACGAGTTCCAGGATCAGGATAAGCAGTTACTCTTCCGTCAGGCAAACGCTTTGCAAGACCCTCGAAGGGCTTGATGAGAATATCTTTGCAAAGCTTTTTAGCCTCGTTCACGATTTATTGTACTTCTCTATAGAACGTCCTACAAACCAGAACGTTAACATCATGTTAAGCATGGCGAAGTCATCTTCGTCGTAGCTCTTGGTCAGTACTTCAGCCCAGTTAGCGTTAGTCTGAAACGCAATCGTTAAGCCAGCAGCTTTGACAGCCACATATACGCCAAAAGCAATCCAAGTAAGACCGGGGCGGGTAATAGCAGTGATAAAAGAAGCGAGCCAACCAGCCTCTTTTGCGGTCTGGGCCTGTTCCTTAAATGCCTCCTTAATCGTATCCATTTGCTGGATGCTGTAGTCAACATATTTCTCCTCCATCTTAAATTCACCCCTCATTTTTTCGAGGTCGGTCTGGAGTTGGAACATATTGAGTTCGTGAGCGCGTTCGTTTTTCTTGTCTAAGAACTTGAGGACTTCAGGAGCAAGTCTAAACAAGCCACCAAAGATAGAACCAAGGAGACCGCCGCCAAGTAATTCAAACATGCTTACCCCTTTGCGGTAATTTGATCTGCACCCTTCTTGACCGTGACCTTGGTGCCTTCTACATCCACTTGCATGGGTTGCTCGGCGCGGTCTAGTTTGTCAAGACGATGGATGAGATCCCTAATGACTTCAAACTCAGGCTTTTCTTGTTTCGGTGCGGTGCCTGCAATGCCATTTAGCATCTGTATAAGCGCCGTCAATGAAGCACCAAGAAGACCCATAACAGCAGCAATTTTTTCGCCCTCAAGGAACAATGACGCGCCTACACCCACGAGCACAATCAGGAAGATATAAAGAAGACCATCCTCGCCAATCGCTTTGCCAGCGACCTCTTTGGCTGAGTCCTGAGCCTTGAGTTCCTCTAGCTTGATTCTGGCTTGCGCCTTGAGGACCGCTAATTCGTGGGCTTTATCTTCCATTTACTGCTCTGCTTTTACTTCAGGGGCGACTTGAAGCTGTGGCGATACCTGCTCTTGAATGGCTTGTACGATTTGAAATACTTCGCCATAAGGCCGTGTGCCTAGATACCCCATGATGTTGTTCATCAGGGAAAGTTTTACGGTTACGTCTTGATCGTTCATGCTTGGCTCCAAGGTAGGGGTGGGGTAACGATAGGCGGTGTGATTTGGTCTTGGATTTGTTGAGCCACTGCTGCTTCGGCTGAGTCTTTGTCCACACCGTTGGCCCAGCACCACCCAAGCACCTGATCCTGAGTCAGATCAGCGTAGGGGGTGAAACCCGAGCCTTGGGTTACTGGAAACCCACAAGTGCTGTAGACCTGACCTGTGTAAGTGCCATCAGTGCCTGTGCATTGCCAGTGCGCTGTAGTTACATAGTCTGCACCTTCCGGTGTTTGTGGGATGCAGTTGAGTGCGGAGATTGTCCAGTTGTAAGTGATCATGGCTGGGTTCCTATTTGATTTTGCTGTTGCGCTGCCAACTGCGCTGCTTCATAGGCTGCAATCACTTCAGGTGTCCACGCCGCATTGCAGATCGCTACCACCTTATCTGGCTGGCCTGTGAGGTCTTTCCCCGGTGTTAGGGTTGAGCGGTGATAGGTCTGGGTTAAGACTTTGCCATCCTCAATGATGCGGGTGGCTTCACGATAGAGAACTGTGCCGTTCTCTGTTACGGTGATTTGGTCTACTACGGTTTCTTTGGTAATCATTTAAGTTCCTTTATAAAGTCCGTCTACGCTAGTCTGGCGTAGATAATTAACCGACAACATAAGTTATTGATACACTAAGATAGGCCGTGGCTGCAATTGCTGTTGCTGAGTATAAATTTGCTGTATTTTCTGGATTCACACTTGTGCCTCCAGATGTAATGGCGTAATTTGTCAAACTTCCACAATTATATCTTGGGCCGGTAGATAACGATGTAAATGGTAAATTGTCAGACATAAGCCCATTTGTTGTAACAGCAACTGATGTTGCTCCTGCATAAACACAATTAAGCATAACAAGGCGTCCAATTTTTGTATAAGAGCCACTAGAACTAAACGCTCCAACAACCGTTAAACCGGTTCCTTGATTCGGTGTCCAAGTCCCCTCCTCATAATCATCCAGCGTGTTTCCGTTAGACGATGCAGATTGCGTGGCGGGGAAGGTGATGCCTGCGCCTGACTGAGGTGTTGCGCCTTGCAAGGCAAGTGACTTATTTTGCTCCAAGGCAAGCACTTGTGTGAATGTAACGTTAGTGCCTGCGGTGCCAGAATTGGCGATTCTCCATTCATAAGCGCCCAAATTTGAAAAGCTATGATAAGCAGCGTAGTTGCTGTCTATGTATTTGTAGTTTGTCCCATCATAGTAATTGTTTGCGCCAATTTGGTAATACGAAGTCTGCCCATTGTTGGCAAGAGATGTTCCATTCGCAAGTTGCAAAACTTTAAAAGCACTTCCCCACGCACTCGGCGTTACTCCAATCCCTACGTTGCCGGAGGAGTCAATACGCATCCGCTCGGTGGCAGAAGCAGAACCATCTGCTGTAGTCCAAAATGTCAACCTTCCCGGCATATCATTTGAACCGGGAGTAGCATCAACTTGAGCCTCTATTTTGGCGCCATTGATATAGGCTGCTCCGTCATATCCTCTAAATACAAGGGCTCCCAGATCATCATTTGATTGAACAATTGTTGGAGATGCTGTAGTGCCTCTTGATTTACCCGTAACATATTGTGGGCCGTATTGGTCGGCTCTACCTGTAAAAATTTGTATATTTGCGGTTCCGTCATCAACAACTTGAAGTTTATTATTACCACCAATACTTGTTGTTGTATTAATAAGAACCCTACCGCTGGAATCAACTCTCATCCGCTCACTGCCACCCGTCGTAATCGCAGCCGTATCAGCAGCAGGGAAATACACACCCGTATTGGTGTCGCCTGTGGTGGTGATAGAAGGTAACGCTGCGCTTCCTGCGCCGTGAACCACTACGCTTGTAGTCAACGTATCCGTTGTCTTGTTGTACGTCAATCCAGCATCGCCGCCAAAAGACCCTGAGTCGTTGAACTGTACTTGCGTGTCGCTGCCGCCGGGGGCTGTTGTAACCGAGCTAAACGCTAAAGTGCCTGAACCATTCGTTGTCAGTGCCTGCCCATTAGTGCCATCTGCCGATGGCAGTGTCCAAGTGACGTTAGAAGCAACCGAAGCCGGAGATTTAAACGCCACATAGTTTGTGCCGTTGTCGGTGTCTTCATAAAGCTTTAGATCCGCAGCACTGGCTGACGTACCACTGACATTGACCGAACCTACAAACGTCGCTGCCCCTGTGTCATCAATCGTTGCTGCGCTGTTCTGAAGAATCTCACCCGTCGTACCGTCAAACCGAGCAACAGCATTATCCGTTGCAGTACCCGCGCCTACTGTGCCAACAATCACATAGTCCGTACCGTTAAAAGCAACAACAGCCGACTGTCCGGGGAGCAATGTCACACCCGTCTGGCCTGTGGCCTTAAACGTCAGGTTGTAGGTAGCGTCTGCGTTAATCAGTCGGTATGACCGAGCAGGGCTTGTACCTGTATTGCCTACCGTGATCGTGGAGTTAGCAGCAAGTGAGCTGACCCTGAAGCCTGCGTATTGCGCTGACGTTGCGCTAATATTCGTTGCCGATGAATCGCCTTCAGTGGTTTCAATCGTTAAAGCACCCGCTGTGAAATTAGCACTTGTCAGGTTGGACATACCCGCAATCGCAATATCCATGTATTGCGTCAAACCATTATTGGTCGTATCGCCCCAAGTGCCTGACTCCGTACCCGTGACCGGTAGCGGAAGATCTAAAAGGGTTGTGCGGTTAACAGTCATGATTCACCTCAAGTCGTAATCGGTGTCCAGTTAGAAGTCTGATTGGTATTAATCTCGCTCCAACTAGGCGTTTGATTGCTGCTGATATTTTGCCAGTTTGCCGTCTCTGAGTCATCAATAAGCTCCCAGAGTTTTCTTCCATCAATACTGTCTGCACCCGTTGCTGATTCTGAGATAACAGATCCAAATGTAGCGCCTGTTGCAACAGCATCTGACCCTGATGCACTTTCTGTAATAGCCGTTGCAAACTTAACCGAGGCAGTATTAACGTCCAGTCCAGATGCTGATTCAGTGATAACCCCGTCAATCGTAAGCGATGCGCTGTTTGCATCAGATCCTGTGGCCGTTTCTGTAATGCTTGTTGAATAGGCATTTTGGGCTACGGTTTGATCAGTCGCGGTGCCTGTTTCTGCAACCACAGAAACAAACTGTGCTGATGCGCTGACCGCATCAGATCCTGTCGCGGATTCTGAAATGCCTGCTGAATACTGAGGGGTTGCGCTAATGGTATCAGCACCTGAAGCAGATTCAGAAACAATCGTGCCAAAGCTGACAAGACTTGATACGGCATCAGTGCCTGTTGCAGATTCTGTGACACTTGATAAAAACTGGGCAAGCGCTGCAACTGCATCTGTGGCTGTGCTGGTTTCTGATACGCTGGTGTTAAATTGAAGAAGCGCTGCAATAGCGTCTGAACCTGTGGCTGTTTCTGATACGGCGCTATCAAATTGAAGCAACGCATTAATCGTTTCTGCGGCTGTAGCTGCCTCACTAACTGCAACATCGTATGTTGCAGTGCCGCTAAAACCCCAAGTTCCCGATCCCCAATTACCATACCCCCAGCCTTCGGTAACGGGAGGAGACCCGCTCTCGCCTGTCGCACCAAGTGCTGCGCCGCCAAATGCTGAGAAGCCGAACACATTTTTACCTTGTTATTTCGGTCCAAGAGGTTGTTGCTTCATCCCAACTGTACATCTTCCCGTCAGTAGGAATAGCTACAGGAGGCTCCCACTGTGCGTCTGCATTGAGCGTCCATGAAGGAAAAGGCTGTGGCGGTACAAACGCATCTATGTCTGCTCGGTAGGTGTAGCCAATCCCAGCGTAGTTTTTACGCATGTTACCGTTGTAGCTTGTTTGCTTCCATGTACCACCAAGAATCTTCTCTAGGTGCGCTGCGCCGATATGCTCCTTCTCAACGCCAGAAGCATCGCTGGTGTCTTTGTTATCAACAACCACTACTTGAGTAACAATGTTGTTCTCATCAATCTTTGCGAAGTGAGCCATTACGCCTCCAGCTTTAATCCAGTTAAGTCCATTTCTTCCCCAACAATCCCAATTGGAAAAGTGTTAAACGATAGTGAGATTCTTGTGTCATCGCCTTTGACTTCAGGAACCATATGCGTCAGTGACGATGGAAACAGAATCAGCTTGCCGACAGTCGCTTCAAACCACCATGACTCTGAGTTGTATGAGTTCCATTGCTCAGGCGGGAACTTGATCTGCTGCCAGCCATCACGGTAGAAGTAAATCCTGTCATCAGGGTTTGTCTGAACGTAGAACACACCTGAGATGTAGCTATTGGGATGTGCGTGTTTGTGATGGTATTGCCCTGGTTCCGAATAATTACACCAGCTTTGGGTAACTCTCAGGCTTACGTTGTGCTTAGGGTTAACCGTAGACTTGAAATAGTCTGAAACCGCATCTTCTACAAACGAACGCAGGCTTGTCAGCGCAGGATCACGCAAAACAAAGTTGTTCGTGCTTGTGGTGTTACCCATGTTGGGTCTTGTTGGCAGTTCACGGATGAAGAACAACTCCTCATCGCTTAGGGGTCTGCCAAGCTCTGCAAAGCCTACAGGAATGGGGAATAGGTTATGCAACTGCACGTTCAAATTCCTCTTTGGCTATGCCCATCTCTTTCAGTTGCTCGTCGGTATAGATCGTTGGGATGCTGTCCTCAAACTCTCTGATCTTGTCAATGACCCAATACACTTCTTCAATGCTTGGGCATGGACGTGGATCATCCCACCGAGTAAAGACGTTGTTTGATATTTCCCACTTTGCACCTGGACGAAGCAAGTGCATGGCTGTATCAATGCCGAGAAAACGATATGTTTTTGTAG